GGTATTAGCAATTCCGGCTTTTGCACAAAGTTTAGAAAAAGACAAATCAGACAGTAAGGCTGTTGCGTTTTCATCTCGGCAAGGAGCATTGATTACTAAAGTGTTCTATCCGATTGGCGATGTTAAAGGCGTTAATTTTGAAGTCCTTCTTATGGTTGATGAACTTAAACAGGAGAAAATTGCTTGTTTAAGGCTGAAAACTTACTCGTCGGTAACAGAAGATGACTATATCGGTACTTTAGATGCTGATGAAATCGATGCTTGCATGCAATCCTTAGCTTATATTAAAGACAAGTTACTGCCGACGACACCTGAGATGTACACCGAATGTGAATATAAGTCAAAAGATGGGATTAGAATGGGAGCGTTTTCTAGTTCAAAGGGATGGTCTTCATTTGTTTACACAAAGAGCTATACATCTCGTTCTGCTAAGTTTTTAAAGGAAGAGGACTTACCTGTTATTATTGAGAAATTATCTGAAGCAAAACAGAAAATAGCAGAAGTTTTACAATAATCTATGCTTATTTGCCCCTCTTTTGGCGAAAATAAGCGTTTTTTCTTTGGTAATTCGGAAAAAGTTACCATCTTTGCCGATGCCAAATAATACGGTGAGTTAATCTCACTCCGCAGAGCGCGGTCAATGCTCACTGAATAGGTAGGGCTTTTTTTATGCCCTTACTTAAACATATAGACGGCTGTCTTTCCCCTGTAGATTTTTGCTCTTCGGAGTGGATTACTACTGTATTGTTTGGCGACATGGGAAACGACGGCCGTTCTTGTGTTCTATTATTGCCGAAATGCCAAACAATACAGTAAAATGGAAAATTCAATTTCAATCCAAGGTGCGCCCACACCCAATGGGCATCGTGTAACCACAAGTCTTATTCTCCGGCTTGTGAATGTATGTATAGCGTTTATCGCTCTAGTCATATCGGGTTCCGCCGATATTCTGTTCCCTCTCTTTGCCAGCATGGGCTGGTTCGTTTCTTCAATCGTGTTGATATTCTCTGCAAGGAAGGAGGTTTATCATGACTGATATAGTATTTCAAGGTTCGGAAGGGCAACCTTTGACTAATAGTGTGCTTGTGGCTGAGAAATTTGATAAGAGGCATTGTGATATAATTAAAAAGATAAAGGGTCTATTAAATGACTCACCGCAAAAATGCGGTCAGTTCTTTGTATCAAGCACTTACACCGATAGTAGTGGTAAAGAGAACCTCATGTACATCATGAACCGTGACGGTTTCACCCTTTTGGCTATGGGCTTCACCGGACAAAAGGCACTCCAATTCAAACTGGACTATATCGACGCTTTCAACAAGATGGAGCAAACCATCCGGAATACCCGGAACCTTCCTTCGTCCGCCGATACTGCCATGTTGAAACAGTTGGTGGAAGCCACACAAACAATGGCAGCGCAAATCAGCCGTATGCAGGAAGAACTGAACAGACAGCGAGATATGCTACTGTTGCCGCCTGCCAATGTGATAGTGGAAGAACCGCGTATCTCTCCCCGCCAACGGAAGTATTATACGGTAAAGCAGATTGCGAAAGAGTTTGATGTTGATCCACGTTTGCTGAATAACTTTTTCGAATACATGGAAATACAAGAGTATGACCATAACAAGCAACGCTGGGTGTTGAACGAGTCGCTCGTCGGTCTTGGTTATACATACACAGTAGTGTATGAGCCTATAGGCCCGTATGAAGAATTAAGGGAGTATATGGTATGGACTCCCAAAGGGAAGGAATATCTCAAAGAGAGAATAAGAGAAGAACAAAGAAAATATCAGGAAAACAGAAGAAAGGAGAACTCATTATGAAACCAATTACAATAGACCCGCAATTACAATCAGTACTTGAACATTTGAATGCCGCACGCAAGGACTTTTCAGAAGCCTATACCCGTATCACGAACGAGGGGGCAAAGAACTACTCTACCATGCTTCGGGATTTCATGACCGATATAGAAAGTGCTATCGGTGAGACATCATGTCTGGCCACTTCAAAGATAGAGCTTGATTTGATGCGTGAATACAATACACGGAAGGAGGAAAGATAATATGGGACAGAATGTATATGCCGACCCCAAATTGCAGGCGGCTTATGAGAAAGGCTTGAAAGTCGGACGTGTTGAGGGTATGATTGCTTACCAGAAACATCTGATTGAAAACCTACAAAAGGAGAACGCTGTACTTGTGAAACGGCTGGAAGCCGAGAGGAAACCTGATTAGCGGCCGTTTGGCTTAAAAGAAAATTGCAGGGGAGTCTATATTTTAATCGAAAAACGAAATTGCTATGTCTAAAGTAAGTGAGATTAAGTTAGACCCCCGCAATTATCGTATTCATGGAGAAGAAAACAAACGTCTTATTCGTAAGAGCCTTACGGAGTGTGGGGCCGGACGTTCTATTCTTGTGGATAAAAACGATATTGTCATTGCCGGGAATGGTGTCTATGAACAAGCCCAGGAACTTGGGTTAAAAGTGCGTGTTATCGAGTCTGACGGTACGGAATTAATCGCTATTAAGAGAACCGACCTATCAACAAAAGATGAAAAGAGGAAGCTGTTGGCATTGGCTGACAATCGTGCTTCCGATTCCTCCCAATTTAATTTTGCCGCTATTGTAGAAGATTTCTGCTTGGAAGAACTCAATGATTGGAATATGGACCTACCATTTGATGAAATTCCTACCGATATTGAGGGCTTCTTTGAAGGTGCTGATAAGGTAGAGCATAAAAAGAAAGTATTGGTTTGTCCATATTGTAACAAAGAGATAGAGGTATGATTCTTTATCTTGCTGGATATAAGCCATGTGCCAGAAGATGGTGCATGGATACATCGGATATATATCTTCTTAGTTCCTTTTGGGAACACAAATCCGGCAGATATGGCAACTATGTGCTCCAAGAAAAGCATATTCTTGATAGTGGCGCTTTTTCTGCCTTTTCTGGAAATAATAATGGATTTGACTGGGATAGCTATGTAAGAAAGTATGCTGATTTCATTCTCAAAAATAATATCCAAAAGTTTTTTGAACTTGATATTGATGTTGTTGTCGGGTTGCGTAAGGTTGAATATTACCGTCGTTACTTGGAAGATAAGACAGGGCGGAAACCTATTCCCGTGTGGCATGCTTCAAGAAAAAGGGATTATTTTCTACGTATGTGTGAAGAATATCCTTATGTGGCTATCGGTACGACTTCCGCAATGGAAGAAGGTAGAAGAATCAGACAGAATCCTATGATTCTGAAATGGTTTATAGACCAGGCCCATAGTGCCGGTATCCGTATTCATGGGCTTGGTTTTACAAGTTCCAAGTATCTTCCATACCTTAAGTTTGATAGTGTTGATAGTACGACATGGCTATCCGGTGCCCGATATGGACAGATATATAAGTTTGATAACGGTTAGATGCAATGCTACGATCCGCCAAAAGGGATGAGAGCCAGGCATCATGATTTGGTGAATAGACATAATTTTAATGAATGGATAAAATTTCAAAAGTATGCAGAAGAGTTCTTATGAAAAGAAAGTCCTCCTATATTCAGGGGGCATGGATAGCTGGCTTATAGACAAGATTTGGAAGCCTGATGTGAAATTATACGTGGATATGGGCACAAAGTATTCACAAGAGGAGATAAAGCGCCTTCCTGCTGATGTTGTAGTGGAGAAACTAGACCTTTCCAAGTGGGAACGGGAAGATAAGATAATTCCGTTGCGGAATATGTACCTTATCGGGATTGCCACTAATTATGGGAATGAAATTTGTTTAGGTGCTACGGCCGGGGATCGGGTGCTTGACAAATCTCCGGTATTTGCTGATATCTATGAGCAGTTATTGAACTATCTTTATCAGAAACAGCATTGGACGGAAGAAAGGAAAATCAAAATAAATCTAGATTTCAAGCGATACACAAAGGCTGAACTCGTTAGGGCTTTTGTTGCGCAAGGTGGCGATATGGATGAGGCCTTTTCTTCATCGTTCAGTTGTTATACTCCGGAGCATGGGAAAGAATGTTGGAGTTGTAAACCGTGTTTCCGCAAGTTTATAGCCTTTGCCCTGAATGGCTATCCTTTTACTGAAGATATTATAGATAGGAATGTATCTTACATCAGAAAAGAAATTCTTCCTTTGATAGAATCCGGGACTTATGGTCGGAAACAAGAAGAAGATGAAATAATGCAGGTATTGTCATTTTATAAATAGTTATTATGTACACAGTTAGAAAACGTATTGAAATATCAGCTTCACATAGTTTGAAGTTGTCTTATGAGAGCAAATGTGAGAATTTACATGGGCATAATTGGATAATCGTGGTTTGGTGTCGGGCAAAACAGTTGAATGATGATGGTATGGTTGTAGATTTTACCCACATAAAACAAAAGATTCAGGAACAGTTGGACCACCGTAACTTAAATGAAGTGCTTTCATTTAATACGACAGCGGAGAATATGGCAAGATGGATTTGTGAACAAGTTCCGGCTTGTTTTAAAGTAATGGTGCAGGAGTCGGAAAACAATATAGCATGGTATGAAAAAGGTAAATGAAATATTCTACAGCATACAGGGGGAAGGTTATCATACCGGAACCCCGGCTGTTTTTGTCCGTTTCTCCGGATGTAATTTGAAATGTCCTTTCTGTGATACGCAGCATGAAGACGGTATTTTGATGTCCGATGAGGAAATCTTGTCGGAAGTAGGGAAATATCCGGCAGTGATGGTCATACTGACGGGCGGAGAACCTTCGCTTTGGATTGATAGGGAGTTTGTAGACTGTCTGCATCGGATAGGTAAATATGTCTGTATAGAAACTAACGGGACGCGCTCCTTACCGAATAATATAGATTGGGTAACTTGCTCACCGAAAGAAGGAAGTAATGCTATTGTTGTTAATCCTCATGAAATAAAAGTAGTCTATACTGGGCAGGATTTATCAACCTATGAAGAAATGACAGCAGCCGTGTATTATTTACAGCCATGCTCTTGTCAGAATACAGAAGAAGTTATTGATTATGTAAAAAAGCATCCCAAATGGAAACTAAGCCTGCAGACCCAAAAGATATTGAATGTGCGATAAGAAATATCCTTTCGTACATTGGTGAGAATCCTAATCGAGAAGGACTTGTTGGCACTCCGGATCGTATTTTAAGGATGTGGAAAGAGATATTTCGTGGATATGACCCTGAACAAAAGCCAAAGATTACTGTATTCCCGAATGGCAAGGATGGTTTATCTTGTGGTAGTGTTGTGTCTGATTCCGGTACATATTATTCTATGTGCGAGCATCACATGATGCCTTTCTTTGGTAAGTATTGGTTTGCATATATCCCTAATCCTAAAGGAAAGATTCTTGGCATTTCTAAAGTGGGCCGTGTAGTAGATTACTGCGCTGCCCGCTTACAGATACAAGAAAGATTGGCGCAAGATATTGTTGATATGATAAGGAATGCACTTGGTGATGAATATCCACCTTTAGCTATAGGTATAGTATTGGAGGGAGAACACTTGTGTAAAACCATGCGTGGGGTAAAAAAACAGGGAAAAATGCGTTCTTCTTTCTATTTTGATAATGGAGGCTTGCCCGAATTAAAGGATGAGTTGTCTCAATTTGTCAGTTTTGGTTAGTTATTGGTTATGACAGAAAAGAAGAATTCAGCAGAAAAAAAGAAAAGAGGACGTAAATCGGATTACAAAGAAGAGTATTCCGACCAAGTCCTTAAACTCTGTCTGCTTGGTGCGACAGACAAGGAAATTGCTGAATTCTTCTCTGTTTCAGAACAGACAATCAATAGTTGGAAAAAGAAATATCCTGAATTTCTTGAGTCCTTAAAAAAAGGAAAGAATTTGGCTGATGCCAATGTAGCTTCTCGTTTGTATAATCGTGCTATTGGTTACTCATGTAAAGCAACCAAATTCGCTACATCTGACGGGCGTATAACTGACCAAAAGGAGTATATAGAACATTATCCACCGGACACAACGGCTGCAATATTTTGGTTAAAGAACCGACAGCCGGAAAAATGGCGCGACCGTAAAGAAGTTGATACCAATGTGAATTTAGGTGATGAACTTGAAAGTATGACCGATGAACAGTTAATAGCTATAATACGTGGCGAACAAGAGTAAAAGCAACCGGGAAATTCTTATA